TTCTCAAGTTAGAAGGTATAGAGGTTGATGATCTACAGAAGAAGAAGTTTGTAGAGCTTGTAAGAGCTAATTTTCCAGATCTTCGTAAGACTATCAATGAGATTCAAAAGAACTGTATCAATAATGTATTGTGTATTACTAATATTAGTGTAGATACAGAACTTCTTGATAATATCTTTAACGGTATTAAGAAAAAAGATACCATTACATTGAGAAAATATCTTATTGAGAACGAAGACAGGTTTTATAATGACTATGATAGCCTGCTTCGTAGTTTTCTTAACTATATCTATACAGCTAATGTAGTGGATAGTAAAAAGAAAGAGATGATTGCGGTTATCGCAGATCATCTCTGGAAAGCTGCATTTATTTTAGACCATGAAATAAATTGCTTTGCTTGTTTAATTACTCTCGAACGAATCGTCTAAGCCTTCACCAGATCACCTAGGTATTGGTGGGTGTATGAAGCTACTGCTGGTGAAGGCGAAGTTGATTGGTGTGGTAAAACAGTATTTTTTGTAGCTAATGCTATTTCCGTGTCAGTGTTTTTAGCATCACCCTTATCCGTTTTATTAGAAATATGGTCTTGCTTGGCAAGCTCTTTTGGCTTAATATTAACGTTATTTTTTCTAATAACAGCGTCAGGAATAGGTGGTAAGTTTGGATAATGTGACTCAGGTTGACCTAAGCTAGGTGAAACTGTCACGTAATGAGAATATCTACCACCACCGTTATCAAGAGCTAGTGATAATTGAACACTACTTGCATCTGATGTTTGCGGATTACCAGGAAATCTTTGACCGTTTGTATCATTAATACCAACAACACGGACATGAAGCCCTGTTTCTAACATATCGTCGATTAAGTCTTTTGTATTTTGACCTAGAGCTTTATAAGCGTCGGAAGATTTAAATTTACCATCAAACTTAAAGATGTCACCTACGAGGAATCCACCACGTTCAAACCGTCTCATATAATCTTCGACGAGCATTAGATACTTTTTTGCCATATATCTATTTATGCTCTGATTAAATATTTACATGGAATTTGATATTTTAGTTGAACAAATACTAACAGAGGCAAGTGGTGGTAAATGTACAAAGGTAACAGGTCAACAGTCGTCTACACGTAGTGATAAAAAATATATGAGATGTGTAAAAACAAAAACCGGTTATAAACGTGTACATTACGGCGATCCAAACTTACGCATTAAAAAGTCGAACCCTAAAAAAAGAAAATCTTTTAGAGCAAGACACAAGTGTAGTCAAAAGAAAGATAAAACAACAGCTGGGTACTGGTCGTGTCGTAACTGGTAATGAAGGATACTGATACATAACCTTAAATATTAATATGCCATACATACGAAAAGGTAAATGTGTTTATAAAAGAAATACAGGTAAAAAAGTAGGGTGTTCTGATTCTATTGGAAAAGCTAAAAAGTATTTAACCGCACTTCGTATTAACGCCTCCGAAGAGGAAGAAGCTAAAACATTTAACAGATTATACGAAAAGTTATTATATCAATATGGCTGCAATTAAATTAAACGTAAAAAGACCAGTATCACCACTGGATACAACTGTAAATGATGGTTACCTATATAAAGATATTGGTTTTGATCTTATACCTCACTTTACAGATAATCCTCAGTTACACAAAAAAAGCGAAAAAAACGATTTAAAATCTATTTACGATGCAGGTTCTATAATTAACTCTGTAAAAAATATCCTTACAACATCACCTGGTGAAAAATTACTTAATCCGAGGTTTGGATTAGACTTGAGGGGATATTTATTTGAAACTATATCAGAGAGTAGAGCCTTCTTTTTAGGTACTGATCTTTATGAAGGATTAACAAGTCTTGAGCCACGTATTGTATTAGATCAACTCGATGTTCTCGCTAATATAGATGATCTACAGTATAATATAACAATAAGCTTATCTATACCTTCACTTAATATCCAAGGTCTAAGCTTGAAGGGTGTCTTAAATACTGATGGCTATACTTTTGTATGAATATTAATAACTTTACCGAATTTAACCTACCTAAAGACGCTTATACCGCGTTTGAGGCTGAAACCCTTAAGAATTTAATCATAGCTAGATTAAATGAAAATCAGGTCTTTAGAGATCAAAACTTTGAAGGATCTAATATTAACGCTTTTATTGATATTGTAGCATACATGTATCATGTATTAATTTTTTATCTAAACAGCACATCAACAGAGAGTAATTTTACTACAGCATCTTTATATGAAAATATAAACAGGCTCGTTTCATTACTTGGGTATAAGCCATTAGGTAAACAAACATCTTTAGTCGCTCTAAGCCTATCAGCAGACTCAGGACTCGCACAAAATACCTACCTCTTACCACGATTTTCATTTATTAATGCAAACGGCATTCCGTATACAACTATAAAAGATATTTCGTTTGAAAAAACAACAACAGGTACAGAAACTCTCTACATTAACAATAATACACTAATGCAGGGCAATATTATAGAGGCTCCTACGTATGCAGGAGTGGGTGAGAATTTTGAAACGTATATACTTGTTAATACTATTGGTGTAAATAACGCAAACTTTATCGCAGATAACAGCTTTACAGTATTTGTACTTAGTAATGCTGATAATAAGTGGTATGAGTGGCAGGAAACCTCTTCTCTTTATCTTGAAACAGCAAATGCTAGAAAATATGAAAAGAGACTTAACGAAAATGGTAACTACGAGTTTAAATTCGGTAATGATGTTACAGGAAAATCACTTAAAGTAGGTGAGCAAGTAAAAGTGTTTTACATACTTTCAGATGGAGCTACAGGTGAGATAGGAGCAGGCGTTCTTAAAACACAAAAAATAAACCTATATAGTTCTGCATCATTTATTGATATAACACAGTATATATACGATAATCAAACCAGACTTATTACAGGAACTGATCTTGTACATCTATTTCCTAATAATAATAGCAAGTCATCGCCTATTACTGATGCTGAAACTGCAGAACAGATAAAACAAAACGCGCCTAAAATGTTTACTACTCAGGATAGGCTTGTGACGCAGAGTGACTATAAATCGTTTATTACTAAAAATTATAATAATATTATAAAGTCAGTTAATATTCTGTCTAATGAAGAATTTACATCAAAGTATCTTGCTTATTTTTATAAAATAGGTCTTAATAGACCAAATGAAGACTGTAGGGTATTATTTAATCAGGTATTTTTTGCTCCTTCAACAAACTTTAATAGCGTTTATGTGTTTACTGTACCGAAAATATCTACTATCTTAAACGAACGCACACCTAACTACTTAAATGCATCGCAAAAGCAATTATTGATTAATGAGTGTAATTTAAAGAAAGATATTACACAATCGATAGTATGTATGGATCCAATATATAAAGCTTTTAGCTTTGGATTACAGATTATCGGTGAAGTAGAGTCTGTATCTCTCAAGGATAATACTTATTTGGTTATAAAGCGTGATATTAATACACGTATCAATAGCGCCTCACTAAAGGGACAAATTTTAAACATATTTAAAACATATTTTTCCAATATACAGCTTGGTGATACTGTCAATCTCAATGAAATTACTAACGATATACTTAATATTGTAGGGGTTAAGCGTGTTACTACAAGACGTTCAGATACGGGCTACGAATCACCACAGATTAACTATGTTGTATGGAACCCATTATATGAACAAGATGATGTAACCTTTATAACACAAAATTACACATTAGATAGCTTTATGTATGCGTATTTCTATGAAATATCTAACCTAACTAATAAAATAATTATAGAAGATGAGTAATATTAATACAGTTTATGCCTATTTCGACACGTATAATTATGAAAATCTATTAAAGACTACAGGTTATTCGCTACCATTTGCTACCTTTACCTTTATACCTAGATTAGAAACAACTGATCATATATTCTCTACACAGCGGGTTGTTTGGGATTTTGGTGATGGTACTATAATGGAAACAGTTACCGCAAAGCACGCTTACACAACTGCTGGTAACTATAAGGTTACATGCTCTCTTTACACGGGTGATGGTCAGTGTTATATCAACACCTATCACCAGATTGTAGATGTGTATGATTTTATTCCTAATAGTATTAATATTAGTATTAATAACCCTTTAAACTTTAATTTAATATCAAGTCAAATAAGTCAACCCATATATGTTACCAATTCTGTATCATACCAGCAGCTAACAGGTGCTAATGATAAAAAGACGATAACAGCTTTTTGTTCAGGTAGTGATGATAATTATTTTACTCTAGGTTTAGATAAGCAACCATACGGTCATTTGCAGCTATATTCTTCCTTTTATCAATATGAGGTTGGATTGAATGGTTTAACAGATTATTTTGAAATATCTGATTTTCAGACTATAACTACACCTATTTATTGTAAATTATCAGGTAATACAATAGTGTATACGGATATAACCGATACAAATGCATTTTTTTGTGGTATAACAGGTTATCAAAACGTATATTTTAAGAGTGATACACCAAAACCGCAGGTTAATTTATTTTTTGGGTATCAGCCAGGTCAGTTGTTAGAGTTTACTAATACTTCTACTGTTGGTATAAGTGCTGCTGTGATTGAGAACACCGACTTTAAAACTGTTTCAATAAACTCAAACGGTATAACTAGTGAGGGGATGACTTCCGATCTTTTTCCTATAGGTACTAATAAATTCGGTAACACAAAGATAGGATTTGTAGCCAAAGTAAAGGATACAAGCAATTACACCAATAAGCAGGGAACTATAACATATTTTAAACCTTATATACTATTAAGTGGGGGGGATTCTATTAGTAATCCTAGTTATTTAACTTACGGTACAGATACACCCACGGCAGGTTCATACTATAGAGGGTATGTTGTTGTAAATCTTAGTGCTAAAAGTATAACAACAGATCAGAGCAATGTGTATTATGCACCGTACGCGTTTAAAAATGTTGCTATATCTGTTGATTTAAATATTAATGGTGGGGCAGCACTTAGCGCAACAAAGAAAACATCTAACCTATTCAACTTATACTCAAGAGATTACTATAATGTAGCAAAAAAAGGTGAAGATATTGATATGACTCAGCAATTTAAAGATATTGCTATGCAGCCTTTGTTTTTAGATAATCCTGTTTTATTTGATGTATTTATGAGTAGTATTGTAGGTAATCTTTCATCTCCTATAGGAGCTACATTGGGAAAGAGAACGTACGAGAAAATACAGAATTTTGTTGATAACAACTCTACACTAGATTATGCTGGTATACAGAGTCTTGTGTCTCTAATTAAAATGGTTGGCAGTAATGGTGTTCAATTTGATAATTCTAATTATTTATACCCTGCTGATATAGGGAGACTTATCGACTTGCTTTCTATTAACTTTAATAGACTAAAAGGATTTGCTGATTCCTATAATTATGATTTTAAAACGTATGGGTACCAAGATAGAGAAATATACGGCTCCAATCTAGGTAAAGAAATATCAACACTTAACTATATAATAACAGCAGGTATTGATTTAGTAGCGTTTGAAAAGTATAGTGGTACATTTACACGGTTAAATACATATTTACCTATTGTTGCATCATTGAGCGCGTCTCTTATTAATAGTTCTATAGGTACATATACATTAAGCAGCTATAATAGTACATGGGGCTGGGGATTAGTATTACCTGATAGCACAACCAAAGCAAACCTTGAAGCGTATTATCTATTTTACGAGCATAACCCGACTATTAACGGAGCGATAACTAATAATGTTATAAATTATAATGATATAACTAATACACTTAATGCAAATGTTAGCTCATACTCCAATTGGTCGCAACCTGACGGAATTATCTCTAATATTCTCTCCAATCAATTATATACTGGCTTGAATCTATTTAATTAAATAAATATAATTGGATGATCAGTCAAAATTCGTTTAGTGTTAGTATAGTATCGAATTCTATTACAAATAGTAATTCTACTATAACAATTGATAACACTCAGCCTCTTTCATTTCTAGACTTCATAAAAAATACTAATGTTGATTATTCACCTGAGGAATATAACAACTTCTACTTATTTTATTTGAAACAATGGGCTGATATAAAAAACACCAATAACACATCTGATATACAGGTAAATTTTGTTGATCTTTATGTAGAGTTTCTTAAGACATTAATTTTAAATTACTCCACCCAGCAGGAATTAAGATTCATGTCAACACTCGATCTGGCAGATCCTGTTGATTTGGATATTGCTATACCTATATATGTTGAAAAAATAAGGCAGATTATTATATTCTACAAAGAAAAAAGAGAAGAAACAAAGTATATTGTAGATAAAACTAAGATTAAGGGTAGTGCACTTTCTATAGAGAAAGCTATTTTCGAAAAAATTTATAACTATATTTTTTCTTCAGAGCAGCAACCACAGTTTAGCACTTTAAATTTATCTCTCTCGACAGTAGTCAAAGAGATGAAAATTGACTTAGAAGAATTTGTCGATGTTTATGGTAATTATTTTGATTTACCAAGAACAAATAGTGAGTCTTCACCGCTTAGAAGGGAAGAATATACAGCAAATATTAATGATATAGATGTTAACCTATTCTTTAAAGAAGTATTACCACAGCAAGTCTTTAAGTCAAAGACATTTTTAGTTGAACTACCGTTTGCTGTTAATTTTGCTGTTACAACTGACCCTATTTGTAATCCTTCAGACCCTCTAGCCCTTATAAATGCAAATACTGTATGTGGGTTGGCTAATAGTGATATAGAGTTTTTAAGAAAGCAATTAATTAGTAAGTATATCGGCGTTGATTTTTACTACTTTTCAACTATCAACGGTAATAACGTATATGATAGATTTATTGTTGCACAAAATCCAACTTCCAATATATTAAATTTACAAGCCGCGGATACAGCTACTGTTGAAGCATCGTTAGAGTTAAAATTGTTACGGAATTTAGGGTTATTTTTCAAGCCAGATACGCAAGGTATATTTAAACTTAATACTAGTAACTATACCTACACTATTGACAAAACAAAACTTGAAGCTAATAAAGTTTATATATTCCCCGATCCTAACGTGTACGGTAATGTATCGATTAATAAACAGCCTGATTACCCTCTTGTGTTTATTCATGATTATTCAAAAGACATAAAGAATAATACATCTGGCTTTGCTAGTGGTGATCCCAAGATTAGTAATTACGAACAGACATTTACCCCATACTTTACAAAGCAACAAACTGTTGATAAGAAAACAGTAAATGAAGATAGTCTAAATTTAAACTTTAGCGACTTATATAATAAAGGATATATAACTAAAGTTCAATACGATGTTTATGGTAACGAGTACGCGCTTTTTAAAGATGAGTTAGGACACACATTTAAATCAGTAGAAGATAATAGTGGTATAACAACAGTATTAGACCTTACACTTAACGGTCATTCCTTTTTCGATGCGTATGAAGGTTATAATTTTAACTACTCTACAATTGGTGTACAAGGTGATGGTGCTATACGATCTGGGCTAACAGCTCTTACAGTTAATACGATAACACCTCCCTTTACTGCTTCTAGATTCTCTTTATCAGGTAATCCATACACACTATACTTTAGAGAGTTTACACCATATCAAGAAATTGCAGCACCAGCACGTAATATAACATACACCTTTAAAGATGCTGCGGGATTTACCTTTCAAAATAACTCCTTACTACCTGATCCCATACATGCAGATAATATAGCAGATTACCCTTCTGCTCAACCGTATTATTATGAAACGTTAATTGAAGGTGGTGTTAGGCAATTTCAATCTTATATACTGAGAGGCTATATTGCAGGTAATATTGATCAGTCTGTTTTTACTTTAGATGTAAAATATATTTTAAGTGCTTCGCAAACTACTCCTTACCCTCAATATAGTTTTAAAGATTACGATTGCGGATACTTTACTGATGTACAGGGTGAAATTGTAAATGATAATTACTATGGTGATAGTTATCTTTACTATGATACTGTATCAGATAATAGTTTAACAGTTATAAGCTCTCTAACAGGCGATAACAAGCTTAAAACACAAGCACTTAAACGAAAATTAAATGGTAAGCTATACGTTAAGAATCAACGCTACTCGCAATCTATACCTCTTTCTTCTGCTTTAAGCTCAACGTTTAGTAAATATACAAGCGCTGTTAAAGTAGAAATCTATAATAAAGTTAAAGATTTTGATATTATATACGATACTATTATATGCGAAACAGATAGTTATCTAGTTTTTGATAAAATTAATTATCAAGATGACAATTTTGTTACACCAATGACTAAAAATACTTATTTTACGAGGATATCATCCGTAGCGTTTAATAAATTCTCAAATAGGTTTTTTAACGAGAAGGATAGAACGATTACTTTTTGTGTTGTTGATCAAATAGTAAATAACGGAGGTGATCTTATTACAACAGAATACAGTGTGCTTTTAACAGAGGAGAAACTTCTGAATCCTCAAACTTTACAATCAGAGTTTGATAGCTTGTCTGGGTCTAACTCTAAAATTATACTACCGACAATCTATAAGTATGATATAATTGATAATTCAGTATTACAAGTCTTCCCTTTATTGAGTGATTTGCAAAATACTGCTACAGCATTGTTTAGTTTAAGAGATTATATAACTCCTCAATTTAATATTAATATAGTTAAAATAGATAAACCTATTATTACCCATAATTCATTTAATGATTTATATAAATTAACGTATACATGTACAGATAGTAATAATATGGTTTATGTATTTGACTATAGTTTTGAAATTAAGGATAACACTGTATCATTTTATGATGCGAAACTATATAAAACAGATAAGACTGTAAACACAACAGGTTTTTATAACTCATCTATGCAATACGCTGTTACAGGTCAAATTCAAGGAACTCCAACAACTCAAAACGGAGCGTTTATAATATGAATAAAGATACTACTATTTTTTTAAATTTATCAAATGTAACTAGCACTACGATATATAATCTCCCTATTACGCTTAAAGGTTTTAGTACTGTTAATTTTATTCTAACAGGTATTAATGAATCTTATAATACCATTCTGTTCCTTGATATAAACTGGGGAGATAGTAATAGTAATATTATAACTTATAAGAAGGATATTTTTTATAATTATCGTGAGCAGACTATATTTAACGAAATATTATATGGTAAGATAGGCGGTTCTTTATGAACAAACTATACTCACAACTATATTAATAGTGGTGATACACATAACCTTATGCTTACCGCTACATTTGTATTAACTTATGATAGCGGTGAAATTACAACATTTTATCAACCTTTTTGCATTTATCATGGATCGTTTTATGATGATATAAAGGAGTTTGTAGCAATTAATTCGCAGATGTTACCTACATTAGAAAGCACCACGTTTGTTAATTTTGAAAGTAAGCAGAATATACAGGTGATACCAAGCTTACTTACTACGTCTACGCGCCCTAACGAAATAGCAGCTGTAATTACAATACCTAGTTAGTCTTTCTCTGTAAAAGCTTTCTAACTCGATTATTATAATTAAATATTGTATATGAATCTGCAAAAATATAGCCTGTCTGCTATACATACACCTAAAGCGACATATCTAGACGATCATTACGAATATAAACAGTCCTCCATTACATGTGAACAAGGATTTTCGTTTAATCTTATAGATGCATTATCTGGTGTGCATGATTCGTCAATTAATAATTATACTTCACAGTATTTAACGTGTCCTAAGAAGCTTGAAGATTTTATTTTACTACCTGGTCAAAAAGATAATTATTTAAGAACCATAACAACACCATTAATACTTAACAATCTCACTACTACCTCAACACCTAAAGTATTAAACATACAGCCAACAGGTGAAAACACAACGATTTTGAGTATTTTAAGCACTGTTGATTTTAATAATTCAGGTAGCTTTTTTGAACTGAGCTTTATTAACAATAAAGTTCTTAGAGTTTTACATAACGCGGGTACAGGCTATTATGCACTTAGTACTATTAATAGATATAACTTACAATTTGTACCTAATATTTCTAATTATATACCCAACGGTGTTGAAGGTGGTGATATATTTCAATATCAAATAGATAGCGCTGGATATCTACAACTATATAAAAACTATAATAATAACTTATATGTTGTAGCACTTACTGGTTCGATGTTGTCTTTATCTAATATATTATGCTCTTCAGTAGGACGTTCCGATAAGCTCTTCAGGATATATTATAATTACGAGACAATTGACCCTAAATTAAAAACAAGCTGGGTAAGTTATAATATTAATAAAGTTAATACTTTGAGTATTAATAATGTAAAAAGCAATTTTGATAAATCTAACCAGTACCTACTACATACTAACTATAATGAAATTAGTAATACTTTTGAATTAAATCATATTGCGCTTGATAACAGTAGATCAGAAAAAGGTTTTATTAAGCGTGGTGCTAGTAATACGATTAATGATATAGATACACCAAGTACTTTATTTAGGGAATATACAACGCTACGTACAGGTAATGATCAAGAGAAAGGCGATGATCATATTTCCCTTATTTACACATGGTATGATAAAGATATCGAAGTTCGTAGTGGGAGTGATACTTATTTTACAACACCATCATCTTTATACCCTTACGAAAAACTTAATATCAACGATACTAAATTTGTTTATAATGGTAGTTTACCCTCTACCTCACCACTTCTCGCTGACAAGATATACCGTTCGCGTGTAAAAAGTACTACGTTTCAAAATGGAAGGTACTTATGTACGTGGTTATCTGGTGGAGCTAGTACAGTTGGTACGTGGGTAGATAGATACTATTATCCTGATAGAGTATCTAAGCAGGCTGCTCTCTCCTCTAGTAGCAATAACGCCTACACTGTCTCCTTTCTAGATCCTTTAGATACAATTAATTATACATCCTCCAGAACGGCAAATTTTATATTTGATAAAAAAAGCGACTTAACAATTGAACCTAATACAAGATACTACTATTCGAGGGTAAATAGTAATGATGTTCAAAATATACTTACTAATACAATGCCGTTAGTTAGTAGTTTTACTAGCTATTTTACTACTAAAAATGTATCTATACCGTATAGTAGTGATGAAATATTATTTGATGGTACTAAATATAATAAATTTAGTATTAAGAACCCTATTAATTGTACTTCACAATTTACAATATCATTTGATTTATTTGTTGATCCAGGAGTAGCTTATGGTTACTCTATAGCTAACTCAAGCAGAGAGTTTACTATTCTTAATGATACAAAAATTACACCTTTTATAACATTGTATCAAGATAACATTGTTTATATCTACAATACTAATTATACGTTAATTAAAACTATTACATTTGATACAGATGTTAGAGATATTATTATTTTCAAGCCTTTAGATGATTTTTTTGTAATATGTAGTAATGGGTTCTTATATAAAGTTAATGAGTTGGGTAATAAGCTAAAGCGTGAGAGTATACCCGTCTACGGTTATAAGAATTATACCCAAGATGATAAATATATATATTTTCTTATAGATATAACAGGTAAGGTTATAAAAGTTAATAAAGACACATTTAATTACAGTATAGTTTATTCTACCATGTTACCACTTTATGCAGATGATCCTATACAGGGCAAGCATAGAGGGTTAATTGTATATAATGATACTCTTTACGGTATACCAGGTGAGCGTTTTAAATATAAAAACGCAGACGAGATATACTTCTTATTACATAATAAGCAATTATGGTATTACAATTTAATTAAAAATACAGCTCGAGTATTATTTGATACATCGAGTAGTATTAATGATTTTGCCTTAACGACAGATAGTAATATTATTATTATAACAGATACTAATTGGTATCAATATACGTCTAATCGTGTGTATGTTTTATCTGGTACAACAGTAGATCCTCTCGGAACCGGACCTTACAGAAATATACATATCGATATTATTCGCGAGTATACAGATACAGGATTAAACGAAAATGCTTCGATTTTAATGTTATCGGGCAGTAACGCTAGTATAACATCTACAGGTAATTTAGTAGTACAAAACATACTTTCGAACACTAGTTCCAATCTTGAGATTACACCTACTGTAGTTGATCTAGGTATTAGTGGACAATACATTACAGATACTTCGACGATTAGAAAGAGGTATGTAATGACAAACTTTAATAAAATACAGACTTTAGGTACGGATTTGTCGTTTAATATGACGCTTACTAACTATCTTTCTTCAGAGGATACACTACAACGAAACATAGAACTGTCATTACAGAATCTTGATAGAGGCTATCACACCTTTACATATCGCTTTGATAGCAGACAAGGAAATATTAGTTTATTTATTGATGGAATTATATACAAAAATTTAACAATACCGCCTAATAAATATAACATTCAACAAATATTAACGGAAGATCTCTATATAGGCGCTGTAGGTATTGCTAATGGGTTAGATCTCGCATCGTATTTACAGCAACCAGGGTATTATTTCTTAAGAAATAACAATAAGCTACGTAAACTACTCATATACGATAGAGCTCTCAGAGCTGATGAGATATTTGCATTAAGTATTAGTAAGGATCCAATCGATGATCTAGTACTTTCAATACCGTGTGGTCAGAGAAACAATATAGAAGAGATAGAGAGATATTTTAAGTATTCACCTATAACAAGTTCTAAGAGTATAAATATTTACGTTAAGAATGCTGGTATAACTAATACTGAATTCCAAAACAATATTAAAACTATAATACTAGATCAGGCTACTTCCTCATTACCTGTTGGTGTTAAAATTAACGATATACAATTTATTGATTTCAAATGATAAAATATAGCGATTATAAACGATTTTACGCTGAGTCTGGTCTCTTTACTTTAACAGGTTCAAATTATGAAGGCTATGTAGAGGTCTTAAGTGGTGTGCCGTATGTCGCTGAAAATATAGAAGATCTAGCGTTAAGATGTCAAAATATAAAAGTAATGGCTAAGCAGCCACTCGAACGTCTTAATACATATAGAACAGATTTGCTTTGCTCTGAGTTCTTTTATGATAGAGCTATTAACGATAGTATAGAGCTACCCTATAAGTTAAATGATATGCTAGTAGAAGCAAATGATTTTTTAAATTATAACTTATTGGAAGATAAATTGTCAAAAATAAAAAAGAATACAACATATACATATTCAAGATTTTTTGTAACAGATTCTAATTTGCCTTCAAGCCCTATTCTTCAGTATGCTGGTATACTAAGCGCAGCAGACACCTCGCTTAGTATACTATCAGGTTCTTTCTATAACACAATAGAGTTTATAAATACAAATAATTTTAAATTTCTTTCTGATATAAAAGGTTTTATACCTGTAAATTATACAAGTGATGAAACTACTGCAGCTATATTTGCGTATACAGATACCTCTATTATAACACTATCGTGTAGTGATCAATCTATCAAAGTAATTGATAATTCACCTTATTATCAAACACAGACTCAGGAAAATATACTAAAATTTTCAAGTATAGGTGGTATAGCTGTAGTTAATAATAACTTATATGTTACAGATACAGGTAACGATTCTGTTATCAAGTACGATATAAGTGGTTATATAGACGGTGATACTGTTCTCGCTAATAAGCGAAACTTAATAGAAATTATAGGTGGTCGTGGACGTGCAACAGATAATTTATTGTTTAATCAACCTAAAGAAATTGCAGCTGGTAATAACTTCATAGCTGTTAATGATTCATATAATAAGATCGTTAAAGTTTATGATTTAGATTTTAATTTTAAAGCTACAATCACAACTATTAAGTTTAAAAGTGAGCCATTAGCAGCTATAGAGTTTAATAAGCTGTATGATCTTCTTTACATACTAACATATTACGGTAGTGGCTTTAAACTGTATATACTTGATCAGTGTTTTAATATAATTGAAACACACGTACTACCTACAACTTTAAGGAGTGGAGAAATAGCTAATAATATAGCTTTTTCATATAACGATAGCAATTATTTTTATATAAGTACAAATTACACTGTTTATAAGTATTTTACTAATAAGCTTACCAGTGTTCTTGGCGGTTATCAAACAGAAAAGTTACTTGCAAATATTAAATCATCCACATCATCTAATTATGAAGTTAATAATTACTGGAACTACGCTACCATGCAATGGGATAAGGCGGGGTTTAACTGGGAAACAACAGTTGTAGTAAGTACTGTTCAAGATGGGGGTGCTACAAAAAACGGTCTCTTTAGTGATGTATTAGCTGGTTATAGAATAACCCCACAAGCTTCAGATTATGATAAAGTATTCTTTATATCTAAATCTAAAATATATTACTTTAAGGAGCCAATCGTACTAAAAACTGTTCTCAAGCTGCCTAATTTTGATAATTTTGGTAATAAGTTAACATTAAATCCGAATGAGTATATTCAAGGCAGTTCATTTAATAAGGAAATATATAAATTAATGTATGATATTATTAACTTAAAAAATAATATCGTAGGTAGATTTACAGGTAAGTATGATGCATTAAATATATTCGTGTATGATGATTATAATTATAATATAGATCTAACTGCACTGTACAATGATAGTAATCATGAGTACTTTATTCACGACAACGAAAAGAGTATAACTGGTGTTATTAATAGAGTTATCCGGAAAATTTACGAATTACAGCAGCAATTAATCACACTAACACAACCAGATAAAGGTGACGAAATTGCCCCTGTTTATAACGCCGGTGTTGATATGCCGAGTAATACATTGATAATAGAATAAGGGGTATAAATATAATAAAATGGCTAGTATTAAACTAACACAAACAAAGATTAGCGATACATATGCGGGAGTTTTACACGCGAATGGAAGTGCATTACCAGCAACTGGACTAGCTGATATTTACGATGGTGTTGGTAACAAGACATCAATACAAATAGGTAGAGCGTGTAACGGTGTTACCATATGTGGTCCACTATCGTGTAATACATTGACCACAACATCGAAGCTTTCTGCTTCAACTCAATTTGATATATTAAATTTATTAAATGTATTACACCCTGTAAACTCTATAATTATTACTTTTGACTCTAATAATCCCGGTACAAGAACTGGCTGGAATGGTACAACTTGGGCACAGGTAAGCCAAGGTAGATTTATAGCTGGTGTGGGTTCTGGTAATGATGGTGTTACTAGTTATACAGTTCCTGTTTCAAATTTTAACGGTGAATATAACCACAAGCTCACTGAGGCTGAAATGCCAACGCATACCCACATTATGCAGACCTTATATGTAAGTACGAATGATGATAACGCAGGTGCTACGGGTTATTTTGGTAGCAGTTATCGTAACTTAAGTTATAGTGGTGTAACACCTAACCTCTCTCTAGCAGCTTTGACTACAGGTGATAGTCAGTCTCATAATAATATACCACCCGGTTTCGGCTTGTATATATGGCGAAGAACAGCTTAATAATTAACAATAAATTTATATGCCTGATATTACAATAGTAAAACTTAAAATAAGAAGAGGTACAGATGCTCAACGTAAGCTGATTACTCTCGAACAGGGTGAGTTAGGATTAGCTACTGACACAAAAAGAGTTTTTGTAGGTGATGGTTCTACGTTTGGAGGAAATATTATAGGTAATTTAGCGTGGCCACCTTTAACAGCGACTAGTACGCGCATTAATTTTGCTAATGTTGGTAGCGCTGTAAAGGGTGATATTGTGAATGATCACGGGCTTTTATATCAGTTAACAGGTACTACACCAACAGATAATGCTTCATGGACATACATCGGTACACAAGTTGATAGCTCCACTTTAACCTTATCAGGTACAAATAATATACTGACAATCAAAGATAGCGGCATTACAGGCTCTAAATTTGCTACATCAGCAGCTTTTAATGGGTTAGCTGTAACTCCTGGTACTGGTATAGGTGCAAGTGTCGATAATACTACTATTAAGGTTAATGGTTCTAATCAACTTACTGTCAGCGCTATAAATCAAAACAATATAGTTACATCTGCATTAGGTAAGGGATTACAAGGCGGTAGTGGTACTGTTATTAGCTTAAATGCTGATACAGCGTATTTCGGATACAATAGTACAACACTAACGCTTACAGCGTTACCCGTAGGTACAGTAACAGCTTATTCACTTAGTGCTAATTCTTTGGGAACTGGGTTAAATGTTGTGGGAGATAAATTGCAAGCAACAATTAACAGTACTCTTACCTCTGATATACAAAACATCGGCGGTCAAATAAAACTGTCAGATTTCGGTAACGCAGGCAATTCTGGTAATTTATTTAAAAATTTAGTATTCGATTCAAAAGGTAGAGCACTATCTTCTTATAATTCTGTAATAGATACACTGTCAGCTGGTAATGGAAACTACGCTGGTATACCGTCGCAGGTGACCCGAGGGCTTGGCGGCCGTGGTCAGACCCTAGTAAATACACTATCATGGAATTCTACCTTTACGAACTCGACATCTAAGCAATTATCATCCGCGGGGTTTATTACTTTTGAATCTGTTAATTCACAAAACGGTACATCAGTGGATAAATTCGCAATACCAATCTTTTCCTATAATTAACTTACTTTAAACAATGCCAGCAAAAATTGAAATTTACGAAAATACTCTACTCAAACTGCTTGTTCGACGTGGAACTAATACCGATAGACAAAATGTAGTATTGACTGAAGGTGAAATAGGTTATACAACTGATACAAAACGTCTTTTTGTTGGAGATGGTCAGACAACGGGTGGCATTGTTATAGGTACTACATTCTTAGGAAACTCTAACGATGTAACAACTCTTTTAACTGCTGCAGCTGGTGATTATGCATATGATGCAGATAATAATGTTCTATATATCTTTCAAGGTGGTAATGCAGCGGATATCAATAATTGGAAAGCTGTAGGTGGAGTTTATTCTCCTAATGATGCAACTATTACATTTACAAGTGCTAATAATATTAGTGTTGGTAAGCTATCCGCAGGGAATGTTTCTTCTAATTTATTAGGTAATTCTTTAACGCTTGATACAAACAATAAAATAGCTCTTAGTAGTACTATAACCACTAACAGTATAGTACCGTATAGTAGCACATATCTTAAATTACCACAAGCTTTAACTATTAATAATGTTTCATATCAATGGCCTGCGGGCGGAACTGCTGCTAATTATGCTCTCACAACAGATATTGCTGGCAACTTATCATGGGCTCCGTCTACAGTTACAAATACTGTTTTTGTCGCGGGGTCTGCAAATCAAATACCTGTTGGCTCAATAATGCCATACGTCTCAACAAATGGATCACCTCAAGGCTGGTTGTTATGTAATGGGCAACAGGTATTAAGTTCTGCCTATACAGAACTGTTTAGTGTTATCGGAACATCATTTAATATTATCGGTACGCCTACAGGTTCTTTTAATGTTCCTAATTTAATTAATAAATCAATCTACGGTGTAAGCGGGATTGGTTCTGGTGGTGTTAATAATCCTGCAACATCCACACTTTTTAAAATATCTTCTGGTATTAATTCACCGTTAAGTGCTACCGGTATGCTTTATATAATAAAAGCTAAACCAGATTTTGTTGTTAGTTCTTCATTTACGGTCACCAATGGATTATCTTCTACAGTAAACGGTGCTCTCACAACTGGCACTCCTTTTAATCCTCTTTCAGGTAATCTCGAAATAGGTCTTTCAGTGTTAGGTACATTACAAACGGTTGTAGGGGGTAAAGCTTTAACGATTGATCGGTATGGTCGTACTACAGGTATAGCAACAGAATCAGCTGGTACAGCACAGACTATTAATTCTTCACTCACTTATAACGGGCTTTCACCTATATCGTTTTTACAAACACCTATAACAATCTTTAAGCATTCGTATTCAGGTACAACGATGCAGGTAACCGCAGCGACCATTTCTGCATACCCACTTGCAACAATACTACCCAATGGTATTACTATCCCTCCACTCTCGTCACCTACAACTGGGGTACCTTCATACGCAAAAAACTTAATTCTTGATTGTAATATATTAAAAGCTGGGCCTGATAGTGATAATACTGATAGATTTGTCTTAGCTGCTATAAATACATCTAAACTTACAACTCCTAATAGTGGTAATATTGGAAATACAGAATATGTTGTTGGTGCCTGTAGAGCTTCAGGTAGTGGGGATAGTATTAGAAATAATAGTCAGGTCATGATACCTCTTTCTGCAACAGCTACAGGCGACCTAACATGCGCGTTTAGAATATCACCATCGAATAATGATGATTTGTTAATTCGAATTGTTGGTTATACAGTATAAATTATGAATGAAATAATTATCGAAGGATTAGAAGAAGGTGATTTAAGGTTACTTAAAGATATAGTAGGTTCATATCCACTTACGGTTAATGACTTTAGTAAGGTTCAGCAGGTAAAAGAACTAGATGATAAGTTAAAATACATTTTAAAGTATTTTGAAGAATAAATATATATGTGGCTGTTTCCGAACGAGCACTAGCACTTGGTGAAGAATTCTCTGAATATCTAATAATCGATGAGTCGAGAAATAGCATCATTATTAATATAGATATGGAGTATTTTGATATACTCTATCGCGAATATAAGCGTATGGGCTTTTCAGTTAAACATGTGACACGGTTTAAATCTAAAAATTCGATGACTTGTGTCTTTGCAAAAGACTCTTGATATAAATATACTATATGGTGTATCCTAAGTTCACGATTAATACAAAAGCGTTTAATATAGCTTCTAGCTATAGTTATTCTCCGTATTATGATATTGTATGGTCTTTTGAATACGCTATAAGCGGTAATAGTAATACCGAAGCAGGTTTCACTATATTCTTAATGGATAGTAATTATGCTCTCTCTGGTGGTAATTACAATATAGATCTTGGTTATTCAGGGCTATCTGCTTTTAGTAATACAGTTAATTTAAGTGCTATTAGTCCTGGTGTATCAGGAGCTATTATTGCAGTTGGATTTGATACTACAGGATGTTTTCCTGTATCAGCGACATCAGGATCAGTCACTGTAAGAGATGGAATATCAGATAATAATAGAATAGCTAATAGTATTAGTGTTCGTAGTAACTGGCCTACCTATAGCTATAACGCCTATAAGATTAACATTGCTCTTTCTAGTATTGATAGTGATTTTAAAATTGTTGAATCTGAGGTGAGATATAAAACAATACGAGCAAGACTTGGTAATGTAGGTAGAACTTTATTTGTTGACTATAGATATAACCCTGATGATGATTTTAAGCCTCTATTACAGCAAGATATAAATTTAAATATAACAAGCAATACACTGTATAAAGCCGGCGCATCGTTTGCTACACCTATTAGTAGTAATAATATTAATAAAGTGGGTAATATTTATTTTAAAAACTTTCATACAGAGGGTAGCGCTGTCTCGGGTAGTTCTTCTTCATTTATAAGTACTGCATCAAGTGTGAGTTTAGATAGCAATATTCCACTTGCAACGGCGCCTTCAATTAAGCCTATTGAAGCTTTAGCGGATATTTCTAACCCCATATCCGATGATAGAGCTACAATATGCCCGACGCCATATGCGTCTTATGGTAAAATAGTCTCTAACATTAATAATGTAGATGTGCCTATTTTTGATCAAGATAGGTATAATTTTGGCTATACACTTAACGTTGTGTTTTGGAGTCTAACAGGAACAGTTGATATAAACTTAAATCGTACCGAGATGTTTAAATATGTGTCGACAGATAGTGCATTTATTGTATATAAAAATAATTTGTGTAGTAACTGGTATCTATCCTCTAATTCATTATTTTTAACTAACTCGAGTGTAAATCCGATTGGATTTTACGCACCTTATATTACTGCAATTTATCTATGATACACGAAAATATAAATATAGATCGGAAACTTAGAGGTCAGTATAGATTTTCTGTTTTGGAAGATAATAATATTGTATATTCAACACCGTGGTGTAATAATACGATATTATCGAGCGGGCTTATCGATTTATATAGTTATGACATACCTACTATTTTAAATTACTTAGATATAGGAACAAGTCGTAGTTTATCTGGATCTTTAGGTTATAAATTATCTGGTGTTATTGCTAGTTCGGAGTTTAGTAATATAAAACGCGATATAGTAGAGTCATATAATGATTCTATATCAAGTAGGTTATATATTGCTTCCTTTACAACAAAGAAAGCCCTCACTTCTTTTGATATAAATGAATTTGCTATTAAGCGTGATACGGGTATTGCTTTTGCACGTAATGTGTTTACTTTACCGTATAGCATAACAACTGGTCAGTACATAAATTTTGAATATAGGTTAGCTGTAGTATGGAGCGCAACACATACAGGTAATATGCAAGTTGAAGGTAATACTAAGACTTATACATATAGTATACCCATCACATCTACTACCTATAACATACCGTACGAGAATGTATATTATAAGAATAATTATCTTATTTTAATTAATAAGATCTATAATAGTGATGGTACTACTATTAATAGTAATATACCTTCACCCGGAGATAATTACCCAGCTGTTTTTGAGTGGGGGCTAGGAAATGCAGATCGATCTGTTTACACGCCTAAGGAAACCTTAACAGCTATCGATAATGTTAATAGGTTGTTTACCGTGACAACGCTGTATAAAGATATACAAGTAGATTTTGATCAAACTAATTTGTATTACGCTAACTACGCCCTTCTAGTAAAAGATGGTGATATAACACAACCTACAAATAAATTTAATATTACTAAGTTTGCTTATCCGCTTATTTTCTTCAATAATAATACAACATGTCTTTCATCTGTAGCAAGTAGTAATGTATTTAATGTAGTAACGATAGGTTATAATTATACGTGGGGTGAATGCAGTATTATTCAGCTTGAAGGTGTTCCTGATTCACTCTTTACAGTACAGGGACTTCAAGACCGTTATAATGCATTTAGACCTGCTCTATCTGCGTTATCAGTAGCTACACCACCTAGTAACCCTACGCTCTCCGCTTCTATACAATCTCCTGTGTTAGTTAATACTACTAATCAAGTATTAGGGCTAACAAGCGCTGTAGGTCCGCCTTTATTCACAATACCGCTAAACGCAAATAGTAACTTTAAAGCTAATAGTATAATGAATCTTACTGTTAGCGTTAGTGGTCTTGCACCTATAAGTTATAGGTGGTATAAAGATAATATACTTATTACAAATGTATTATCAGGTACATATACTGATAATAATATTCTACCACATGAAGCGGGTGTATACAAAGTTGTTGCAACTAACACTCTTGGTAGTATTACCGGAACATCAAATGTAACTGTTGATACAGTAAACGGTGTAACATATAACTTAAGCTCAAATCAAAACGGCTTTGTGCTTATGAATTATATAAGTCTAAGTACGACGAATGCGGGGTATTCTTCAGTAAATGCTACTATTAGTGGATTTAACTCTAGTAATTTAATGACAATACCACTACGTTCAGGTACTACATATTACTTTGATATTACAGGTACAGAAGAACTTACAATAAGTAATTATACGCTTGTTGGAGGAGTACCAATACCGAATACGTTAACTGTTGTTGGATTATCTAATAATGCTATTAAGAATGGTCGTATAGTGTTTACACCTTATACAGATAACGTACTAGCTCTCCGAACTCTCATCAGCTATAACCATACCTGGTCCAGGTATGGCTACACGATCAACCCATCTTATACTTATAATATATTTGGACTTTTAAGTGCTACGTAATATATGTTAAATTCTGCCCATCATTGCTTCTACAGTAAGATCGTGCTTCATAGAGTGAAAGCGCTCGTCAATATACTTTTGAAAGGCTAATGGCTTAATCCACTCTTCGTTATCTTTACCATATCCAAGCTCATCACACTTATTTGAGACTTGCTCAATACCTTCAAGCAAACACGCCCAACGCGTTAGCTCATCAATATCCATTTTAATTTCTTTACCAGTTTTAAGTTTAAAGTTAAACGTTCTCATTATACACCATTATAAGGAAGTTCCCTTGACTTAAGAGCATTAAAAGCATTAGCAATATTAAAAGGTTCTGTCAACAATACCGATTCAAACACTACATTCACGCGAAATTTACTAAGACACTTATCACACGTAAAGATATTTTCTGTATTTAATAGTATAGGCGTCGTAATTGAATTTTGACCACAGGGACAGTCGACTGTTACATTTTGGGTTTGCAGTAATTCATTAAATGCAGATTTTTTACTATCGATAAATTCCCGACTCTTTTTTTCGGGGTTGAATAAATAAAATATTAGGAAGTGAATAATTATTGCTGCTGTAGTGCCTTGCCAGAATCCAATAATATTTTGAAGAACAAATCCTATACCTGTACTAATTAAGATAGTTAAAACAAGGGAAAAGACAATCTTTTTAATCATGTCTTATTGTATGCGATAATTGCAATTTATCAAGCAATTCTGGAATATCTTGTAAAATTTCATTACCAATATTATCGATGACTTTTAGGATTGGTTTTGTGTATTTTGTTTTAACCTGCGGATTCTTTTCTGCCGCAAGAATCATATTTCTTATAGCTAGAAGATCCTTATACAATGCACTAATTAACTCCTGCGAACCGTTTAAATCAAAAGGTAGTACCTGAGGCGCAATATGTGTCTTTTCTTCATCCTTATATTTTTGTACCTGACTTTGTGTGTCTAGGTCATTAATTGGATTAGAAGCTATACCTACACTGTAAGGATTAGTTGCGATTGGCATTATAAATATTTATGCTTTAGCATAAATAATTACATGACTAAGTTTGAAAGTAGATTTTTTAGA